ATGGAAGGGTTGTCGTTTCTCAAGCTCATGGAATTCGCCGGCCAGTTCGGCCTGCCCGGTCTCCTGCTCGTGCTCTGGTTTTTCAACGAACGCTCGCGGGAGCGCACGCTCCGCGAGTACCGCGACGACACCCAGGACATCCTCAAGGAATACCGGGCCGACATGCAGGAGATCAGCAAATTCTACGAGCGCAATGTCAGCCTGGTGCAGGCCTACGAATCGCTGGCCAAGGACCTCAAGGACGTGGTGGTCATGAACACCCAGGCCTGGACGCGCGCCCAGAGCGCCATCAACGGCAACCAGTTCTGCCCGCAGGTGCGGCTCGAAAAGAAGGCGGCGGGGGTGCAGGGGTGAGCGAACGGTTGAAATTCATGGGCCGGCGCGAGGAAGCGCGGCTGGAGGTCGAGCGGCTGCGGCTACGGATCGAGGGCCTGCGCGCGGCGCTCCGAGATCACCTGGACCCCTTCGAATCCGTGGAGAGCCTGCGGGAGGACCTGGTCTTCGCCCTGGCCACGGACTTCGCCGACGCCCTGGGCCGCTACCGCGAGGCCCTGGCCGGGCTCCAGGCCATTGAAAAGGCCCTGGGGGAAGAGCGTGGTTGAGCACAGCCGAGAAACCCGGGAGCGCGCCGAGGAGCTGTATGTGCTGGACGGCCACACCTACGAGCAAATCTCTCAAGAATTGGATGTGGGCCATAGGACGGTTATCCGATGGTCGGCTGAAAACGATTGGCGCGAGCGCCGGCGCGCGTATCAGAAGGACCGGCGTGAGGCCCGGCGCGACCTGATCCGGCTCCGGCGGAACCTGTTGGCCCATGCCCTGGAAACCCTGGACCCTCGCGTGGTGGGCGCGGCCGTCAAAGTCGAGACCGTGGCCCGGAAGGAAGACAAGGTGAAAGCCGCCAGCCCGGAACTTGAGATCGACCGGCCCCGCTTGTTCATGGAAACCCTGGAATTCATCGCCGCCAGCCTCAAGGACACCGACCCCGAAGGACTCAAGGTCCTGGCAAGAAATTTCGACCACCTAGTCGAGAGATTCAAGGCGCAACATGCAACATGACTCGAATTGTGGCTTGGGCTTCCAGCCCATGCATCGGATGCACGGGCAGGATGCCCGTGCCACGGAACATTCTGAACGCCCATGAAAAAACGACCGCCTCTAACCGAACACGGCTTTGACCACTGGGCCGACGAACTCCGGGCCTGGATTCAGGCCGGGGTCTCGCCCTTTGAGGACGATACGCCCGAGGCCCAGGCCGCGCGTAAAAAACGCGCGCGAACGGACCGCCTCTACTTTTTCCAGACCTACCTGCCCCACTACTTCACCGCGCCCTTTGCCCCGTTCCATAAGGAATGGTCGGGCCTGGCCAACATCGAGGACCGGGCCGTATTCGTGGCCGCGCCCCGGGAGCACGGCAAGAGCGTTTTTTTCAGCTTCGGCCTGCCGCTCCACGACATCTGTTTCCAAGCGAAAAATTTCATCCTCATCATCTCGGACACTAACGACCAGGCCGCCGGCTTCACCCTGCCCATCCGGCTGGAGCTGGAAGAAAACCCGCGCCTGGGGCATGACTTCGGCCCATTTAAAGGGCGCTCCTGGCGGCAGAACGACTTCACCACCGGTAGCGGCACCCGCGTCCTGGCCCGAGGGCGGGGCGAACGGGTCCGGGGCCTCAAGAACCGGGAGCACCGGCCGGACCGGGCCATCGTGGACGATTTTGAAAACGACCAGAACGTGCGCAACCCGCTCCTGGTCGCGCAGGGCCTGGACTGGCTGCGCCGGGCGGTCATGGGTTCGCTCGGCGCGGGGTCGAGCTTCATCATGGTCGGCAACCTCTTTGCCCCGAACAGCATCCTCAGCCGATTCATGGCCGAGTCCGACGAGCAAGGACCGCTCTACGTTTCCCGACTCTATCGCGCCCAGGACAAGGACGGGCGTCCGCTCTGGGAGGCGGTCTGGCCCGTGGAGCGGCTCGAACAGAAGCGGCGGCAGATGGGCACGGCCGCTTTCGGAGCCGAGATGCTCAACCAGGTTGGGGCCGAGGAAAGCCCGTTCCGGCCTGAATGGTTCGTCTATGTCGAGCATCCGCAGGGGAAAAGGGGTCAGGAACCTTTTTCCCTGGTTAAAGCAGGCCGGCCGGGGGGGACAACGAAAAAGGTTCCTGACCCCTTTTCCTTGCGCGTCGCCTCCTTTCTCGATCCCTCGGCCAAATCCGGCCAGGCCAATGACTTCAAGGCCCTTATCACCGTGGGTCTCGACCCCAAGGCCATGACCTTCGATGTGCTCCACGCCTGGATCCGCCGGGCATCGGTCAGCGAGATGATCGAAGCCTGCTACCAGGTGCAAAGCGAGTACGGCGGACCGCTGGGCCTGGAAGTCAACATGCTCGAAGATTTCCTGCGCGAGGTCTTTGCCCAGGCTGCTCGGGACCGCGGTCGATACCTGCCTCTGGTTGAGGTCCGGCACCACGCGAACAAGGGAGGCCGCATCGTCACGACGCTCAGCCCCCTGGTCGAATTCGGCCGGCTGCGCTTCGTGTGCGGCCACTCGGACCAGGACCGCCTGGTCGAACAACTCATCTACATCCTGGACAAGAACGTGAACGACGACGGCCCGGACGCGCTCGAAGGCGCGGTCGGTCTGCTCATGTCCGGCGCGCTGGAAAAGCCCGGCTACCAGACGATCCAGGCGCGGCGCGGCCTGGGCAAGGGAGGCTATTGATGCCCGTATTGGACCCCTTCAACCGGCGGATCGAACCGCCGGAAAAGCCCGACGCGCGGGAGTTGGCCGTGCTGCGGCTCTCCGACCGCTTCGGCTACTACCCGTCCTTTGGCTTGACCCCGGCCCGGCTGGCGGCCATCTTTCGCGAGGCCGACTTGGGCGACGTGCTGCGCCAGGCCGAGCTTTTCGAGGAAATGGAGGAGAAGGACGCCCACCTGGCCGGCGAACTGCTGAAAAGAAAAAATGCCGTGGGCGGCTTGGAGTATGACATCCTGCCCTACGACGCCCCGCCGGAAAGCCACGTCCGGAGAGGTTTTCGCCCTTCGGACCGCGTCAGCGACTTCTGCCGCGAGGTTCTCGGCGGCCTGGGCGACTTCGACGAGGCCCGCTTCAATCTGCTGGACGCCATCGGTCAGGGCTTCGCCGCCTGCGAGATCGTCTGGGAGATCGAAGCCGGCCGGGCCGTTCCGGCGCGTTTGGTGCGCGTCCCTCCGAGGCGGATCACTTTCGTGGACAGCCTGGTCCCGCGCATTTTGACCGGCGACGACCGCCAGGCCATGGACGTACCGCCCTTCAAGATCGTGTATCACCGCCACCAGGCCCGCTCCGGCCACGACATGCGGGCCGGGCTGCTGCGCGTCTGCGCCTGGATGTACCTCTTCAAGAACTACGCGGTCAAGGACTGGGCGGCCTTCGCCGAGGTCTTCGGCATGCCGCTGCGGCTGGGCCGTTACGACTCTGGCGCGGGCGCCGAGGACAAGGAGGCCTTGGCCGCGGCCATCAAGAGCCTGGGTTCGGACGCCGCCGGCATCATCTCCAAGAATACGGAAATCCAGTTCATCGAGTCCCAGAAGCAAGGCTCGGCCGACGTTTACCGGGGCCTGACCGATTTCTGCAACCGGGAGATGTCCAAGGCCGTCATCGGCGCGACGCTGACCGCCGAGGTGGGCGAGCACGGCTCGTACGCCGCCTCGAAAGTCCACGAAGGCGTGCGGCTGGACCTGGTCCGCTCCGACGCCTGGGCGCTGGCCCGCACGTTGCGCCGCCAACTGCTCCGGCCCCTGGTCGGCTTCAACTTCGGCTGGGACACGCCCGTGCCCCACTTCCGCTTCTACCTCGAACAGCCCGAGGACCTGAAAACCTTGAGCGAGGTGTACCGCAACCTCAAGGCCATGGGGCAACCCATCAGCGCCGAGCACGTTTCCGAACGCTTCGGCGTGCCCCTGCCCCGTCCCGGCCAGACCGAGCTGACCAAGACCGCGACCGACCCTACCAAGGAGGCCAATTGACATGACCCGCATGCCCGCTGATTTCACGAACTCCGGCCTGATCGCCGCGCGTCGAGAAGCCCCCCTGCCGCTGACCGACAAGCCGCCCGCCTGGTTCCTGGTCTTTCCGGCCGGCCGGGTGCTCATCGAGGACGATGAACCGGCCGTCATGGACGCCGAGGGCGCGGCCCTGGTCATCGAACAATTCGGCCGCAGGTCTCACGACCTGGTCATCGACTACGAGCACCAGACGCTCACCGGCGACAAGGCCCCGGCCGCGGGCTGGGTCAAGGAACTGGCCTGGTCGGACGAATCCGGGCTGTGGGCCCGGGCCGAATGGACCGCCAAAGCGGCCGGGTATCTCAGCCGCCGCGAGTACCGCTACTTCTCGCCGGTCTTTCTCCTGCGCAAGCAGGACCGGCGCATCGTCAGTCTGTACAACATCGCCCTGACCAACCAGCCCCGGATGATGAACATCCAGGCCCTGATCGGCAAGGGCGCGTGGATTTACGACATCGAGGAAAGGAGGAGACCCATGTTGGAGAGGATCAAGCGGCTCCTGGGCTTGGCCGAATCCGCCGGCGAGGAAGAGGCGCTCCACAAGATCGAACAGCTCAAGCAGCAGGGCGACGCCCCGCCGGAAGACGAGGCCCTATCGGACTCTCAGGCCGAGGAGACCGACCCGGAAGGGCTTAAGTCCCTGTTTGAGGCGCTCAAGAAAGACCACGAGGCCTTGAAACGGGAGCTGGGGCTCAAGGAAAGCGAGGCGGCCGTGCAAACGGCCCTGGCCGAGGGCAAGATCACGCCGGCCCAGGAGCCCTGGGCGCGGGCCTATGCTCTCAAGGACCCGCGAGGCTTCGAGGCCTTCGCGGCCGGCGCGCCGCAAGTGGTGTTTTTGGACCCGCTCCCGGAAGGCGACCCGGAACCCAAGGCCGGCACCGCGGCCGAGCAGGTGGCTTGGCTGACGGCCAAGATGATGCGGGAGACGGCCGGCCTGACCTACCAGGAGGCCATGAACCGCGTGGCCGCGCGGCATCCCGAGATCGTCCGCGAGTATCTCGAAGCCAGCCGCGGCAATAGCGCATAGAGAATCCCAAATTTTCGTAGGGGCGGCCCCCCGTGGCCGCCGCGGCATGGGCGGGTATCACGCCGGGGCGTGACCGGCCCCCACGGAAACCACTACATGGCCAAGACGTAGATGAAATCGACGGAAATGGCCATACCACAAGGAGAGAGAAGATGGCATACGGCATCGAAGTTCTGGACGTTTCCTACGAGGCGGCCGAGGACCTGTCCGGCGACCAGTTCGCTTTCGTGGTCCTGGACACGAGCAGCGGCAAGGTCCGCCGGCCGGACGCGGCTGACGAAATCCCAGACGGCATCCTGCAAAACAAGCCGGCCAGCGGCGAAGAGGCCCTGGTGCGCAAGCTGGGGGTCAGCAAGCTGGCCGTGAACGGCGCGGTCTCGATCGGCGACTTTCTGAAACCCGAGTACGTCGGCGCGGCCGACGCGGGCAAGGGCGAAAAGGCCGGCGCCGCCTGGAGAGCCGCCCGGGCCGTGGTTTTGGAGGCGGCCGGGGCCGAGGACGATCTGGCCACGGTCGAACTGGTCGGCCCGTTCCCGCCCAGCCTGGGCACCCTGATCGGCTTGACCACGGTCTCGACCATCGACACGGCCGACGTGGTCACCTACACCGCGGCCCAGCTTCTGGGCGGCCTGATCCTGCGCGATCCCAACGGCGCGGGCCGGTCCGACGTATCGCCCGACGCGGCCGACATCATCGCCGCCATGACCCAGGCCGGCGTGGGTAACTCCTTCGAGTTCACCATCCGCAACGACGCCAACGACGCCGAGACCATCACCTTGACCGCCGGGGCGAACGTGAGTCTGTCCGGGACCATGACCATCGCCCAGAACAACAGCAAGCGGTTCCTCTGCCTGGTCACGGCCGCCACGACCGTCACCATCTACAGCCTGGGGACCGTGGTTCATTAATCATGTTGTGGCATGGGCATCCGGTCGATTTCATCGACGTTTTGCCCATGAATCCGATGCACGGCCAGGATGGCCGTGCCACAAAATAGGAGGTTTTGAAAATGCTGCCGACCGGTTCGGATGTTCACATCGACACGGCGCTTTCCAGTTTCGCCATGCAGTACCGGAACCCGGAATACATCGCCACGAGCGTGCTTTCCCGGCGTTCCGTTTCCAAGAAGAGCGACTATTACTTCAAATTCCTCAAAGGGGCCTGGTTCCGAGACGAGGCCGCCCTGCGCGCTCCGGGCGCCCGGAGCCGAGGCGGCGGATACCCGCTCAGCTCCGACACCTACACCTGCCGGGAGTGGGCCTTTCACGACGACGTACCGGACGAGGTTCGGGAGAACGCCGACGCTCCGCTCCGGCCCGACCAGGACGCGGTGACCTTCTGCCTGAACAAAGTCCTGCTGCGGCTGGAACGCCTGGTGGCCTCGCTCGTCTTGACTGAGGCCAACTGGGCCGCGGGCCACACCCAAGACGCCGAGGGCGGCTGGACGACCGGCGCGGGCAGCACCTTCGTGGCCGACATGGAATACGCCATCGACTACGTGCTCAGCGCCACCGGCTTCAAGCCCAACGTGCTGGTCATCGACCACACCACCTACTCCAAGCTGCGGCAGGACGACGCCCTGATCGAGAAGATCAAGTACACCCAGAAGGGCATTGTCACGGCCGACCTTATCGCCGCCGCCTTTGACCTGGACCGGGTGCTTATCGGCCAGGCCGTGTACTCGGACGCCGAGGAGACCCGGGCCGGCGACGATTTCAACGCGGTCAAAATATGGGAGACCAACAGCGGCAAGGGATCGGGCGTGCTGCTCTACACCCCGCAGGTGGTCGGCCCCAAGCAGCCCACGGCCGGCGCGCTCTTCCAGTGGGTGCGCTCCAGCATGGACGGCCTGCTGGCCCAGGCGCCCTCCGAGGCCATGCCCGTGGGCGTGCGCAAGTGGCGGGAGGAGAGCATCCATTCCGACCGCATCGAGGCCTTCATGGACGTGGACGCCAAGCTGACCGGCTCCGACCTTGGCTTCCTCTTCTACGACACCCACACCACCTAAACGGGCGGCGGCCCCACGGGGACGTAATTGCACAGACCGTGGTACGCAGTACGCAATCGCGATTTGCGTGGGAAAAGGGGTCAGGACCCTTTTCCAAATGCCGGGCAGAATCTGGCGGAAGCGCCACAGACAGGGATGCATGTCTCGAAGTCTGCACCTGAAAAAGGGTCCTGACCCCTTTTCTCGCGAGGAATGCAAATGTCCTATTCGACGCAAGCCGACATTCTGAATCAATTGGACCTGGACGTTCTGGTCCAGCTCACCGACGACGAAGGCCTGGGCGAGGTCGATGGCCAGGTGCTCGCCCGGGCCATCGCCGACGCGGACTCAACCATCGACGCCTATCTCCAGGCTCGGTACGAGGTGCCGCTGTCCGCGACGCCGGACAAAATCCGGCAGGTCAGCGTGGACCTGGCCATCTACAACCTGTTCAGCCGCCGCGACCTGACCGTGCCCGACAACCGGCGCTCCCGTTACGAGGACGCGGTCCGCTTCCTGGAACGAGCCGCCGCCGGGGCGATCGCCCTGGGGTCGGTCAGTCCGGCGGCCGAGACCACGGCGGACGAGGTGGACATCGAGTCCGAGGACCGGGCCTTCACCCGGACCAAGATGAAGGGTTTTTGAATTCACCACAGAGAAAAAGAGGGCGTTGAGAAAAACGTAGGGGCGGCCCCCCGTGGCCGCCCGAGACGCGGGCCGGCACAGGGGCCGGCCCCTACAACCTCTGCGCCGCTGGCAGGAATCCCCTCACCATGGAAACGGCGACAACATGACCTACACCGTGACTCAAATCGAAGACGCGATCCTGGACGCGCTGGCCCCGATCAAGGCCACCCAGGGCGTCCGCACGCTCAAGACCTACGGCGGCGAACTGGACGAGGACAACCGGCCGCGCCTGGGCGTGGCTCTCCCGGCCGTGTACGTGGTCTATGCCGGCTCCGACTACGAGGAGCACGGGCCGCGCAAGGTCGAGGCCATTGAATTTCAGGTGGTCGTGGCCGACCGCAACCTGCGGGCCGAGGCCGAGGCGCGGCGGGGATCAACGGCCAATCCCGGGGCCTACGCCCTGCTGGCCGAGGTCCGCGACCACCTCTGCGGCCAGACCCTGGACCTCGACGCCTCGCCGCTCGAACTCGCGGGCGAGGACGCGGTTTTCGTGGGCGACGGTCTGGCCGTGTATTCGGCCAGCTATCGCCTGCGCCAGGCCCACACCTACACCGGCACGTAGGGGCGCGTTGCACGCGCCCAGGGCACGCGCAGCGTGTCCCTACGGAGGAACCCAATATGCCCGAAAAATTCAATCCGCCCAGATTTGTAGGGGCGACCGGCGGTCGCCCAGCGCCGCCCGAGCCGGTCCGCGAGACCGTGCGCCAAGGCGGCACCACCATTATCCGTCCGGAGGCTGATGGTAGGGGCGGCCCCTCGTGGCCGCACGACCGCGGGCCGGCACAGGGGCCGGCCCCTGCATCCAGACCCGCACCACAACAATCCGAAGAGGTGATCACGCAGGGCGCAACGTCGCCCGAGGAGGTAAAATCCCATGCTTGAAAAAAGAACCCAACTCGCGGCCGCCGTCGAATCCGTGGAAGGCGCGGCCGAAACCCTGGACGCCGGCGACGTGGTGCTGGCCGACAACATCACCTTCACCCCCAGCATCGACATGGACGAACGCAGCGAAATGTCCGCCTCGCTCTCGCCCTTCGCCGCCGTGCCCGGCAAACGCAGCGCCACGCTCGAATTCGACATGGACCTCAAGGGCAGCGGCGCGGCCGGCACGGCCCCGGCCCTCGGCGTTCTGCTCCAGGGCAGCGGGCTTGACGAGACCATCTCGGCCGGCACGTCCGTGACCTATCTGCCGGCGTCGAGTTCCATCCCCAGCCTGACCCTGGCCGCCTACATGGACGGCGTGATCCACAAGCTGTGGGGCGCGCGGGGGACCATGCGTGTCAGCCTGGAACAGGGCCGGTTCGGCCGGGTCCATTTCACCTTCACCGGCGCGGACTTCTCCGTGACCGACGGGGCCCTGCTGTCGCCGACCTATGAATCCACCACGCCCCCGGCCTTCCTCAGCGCCTCGCTGACCATCGACAGCTACAGCGCCATGATCGGCAAGCTGGAGATCGACCTGGGCAACGAGATCACGCTGCGCAGCGACGTGAACCAAAGCTCGGGCCACAAGTCCGCCATCATCACGGCCCGGAAGCCGACCCTGAGCATGGACCCGGAAAAGATTCTGGTGGCCACCTACGACTGGTATGGCAAATGGCGCTCCGGCAACCAGGGCGCCCTGTCCACCGAGTTGGGGAGCGTCGCCGGGAACATCATCACCATCACCGCGCCCAAGGTGCAGTACAGCCGCGTGGCCGAGGCCAGCAACGCTGGGCTGCGCACCCTCGGCATCGACGGGCTGCTGGGCCGCGACTCGGGCGACGACGAACTGTCCATCGCGCTGACGTAACGATTTGTGGCACGGCCATCACCTTGGACTTGGCCGTGTGTAGGGGCGCGTTGCACGCGCCCAGGGCACGCGCAGCGTGCCCCTACGGAGACCAAAAGTGACCAAAGAAAAAGCGTACGACATCGGCGATCAAACCTTTATTCAACGCACCCTGGTCCTGGGGCAGGTCGAGCAGCTCCTCGGGGTTCTGCAAGACATGCCCCTGCCGGCCGAGGCGACCGGCGCCAACCTGGTCCTGGCCATGGCCGGACGGCTGCCCGCGGCTCTATCCGTGATCCTAACCCCGGCCTCAGCCTCGGACGCGCTGGAAGAAAAGGACCTGGAGGCGGTCAGCGCCCATCTGGCCCGGCACTGCGACCTGACCACGGCCATCGAGGTGGTCGAGGATTTTTTCGATATAACCCCGGTCTCCTGGGTCGCCGGCAGGATCGAGGCCCTGGCGACCAAGCTGAATGGCCAGAAGCCGAAGCCAGAGGCCCCGAGCACAGTCGAGGGGGCTCCGACCGGGACCCCGTCATCGAACTCGGGGTCCTCATCTGCGCCGGAGACATCGGCCGCTGGCGGGAAGTGAAATGGACCGTGTCCTGGATCGAGGGCGTGGCCTGGGCCGAAGCCGTGACCCGGCAGCGCCGGGGCTGGACCGAGGCCCTGATCGGCCCGGCTGGCTCTGCCGGCGCATATCCGAATACTGCCCGGGGGACGATCACGCAGGGAGCAACGCCGCCCTTGGGAAAACCTTGCCGGGGCGCGCTCTGCGACATGTGCCGCAAACCCTGCCCGGAACGAATGGCGAAATGATGAAGCAGCTTGCCTCCGCCCTGGCGGAGAGCAAGCGGGATGAACGGTTTGAAAAAAAGCGCCCTTTGGGAGAAAAACCCTAGGCCTTACGTCCGGCCGGGGCGTCGCATGCTTAAAACAGGCCTGGAATGTGGGGAGAGACGGGCGGACTGGACTGGGGCGCGGGCTCTGTCGAATCACCAGCGGCGTCAAAGCCCGCGGGACGATGTTGGCCGTCTGATTTTTCCGGTTCATCCGTGTAGAGCCACCGAAAGAATCGAACAATGAGTCGAACAAATCGAACAAGCCAAATGCATAATAACACAAACAAAAGAATATCACCAAACCAGTATATTTGGCGATATACAACTAAATAAATTGCAAGATACGCAAAAGCCACAATGAGGGTCAAATTCACTATAATTCGCAGAATCTTCTTGAACCCAGATGGCTGAGTCATTATTAAATGGTCCTACACATTAAAAAACCAAGCCAAGGAAGCAATTTGATGCGTAGCGAAATTCTGTTCATGATCCCCGGCTTTGACGATACCCGCGTGGCCTTACGTCCGGCCGGGGCTGGGCGGAGCATCCGGCGGGCTGGACTTTGACGCGGGCTTTGTCGAATCGCCGGCGATGTCCAAGTCCGAGGGGAGATGTTGGTCGTTAGCATAGGATTTTCTTTGATTAGTAGAGAAAAGACGATAACCGTGAACCAAAAGTATGACAACTACAAGACAGGCCGTCGCTCCAAGAAAGAGATTATAAAGCCCATGGTTTTCACTAGATATCTGGTGGATTATGTTAAAGAAACCATACGTGCCATAAGCCACCATAATTGAGAAACGCAGGTATTTCTTCTGGGACGGTTGAGTCATGACTAAGAAGCCCTATCAAAGAAAAGAGTCCACACCGATGAACGAAATCAAACGCATGATCCAGAGAAACAATGCTGCAAAAGTCCAAAGCTAATCTTGGTCGTCCGGCATGTCCCGTTGACCCGCAGATAACCAACGAGAACCGCGAATAATGAGTATGACTACCAAAATACAAGCCAGGACCCCCCAAATGACATTTTCCAGCCAGGTATCTTCACCAGATGCGATCCCGTGTATTGTCTTGTAGAGAACATATACACCGAAAATAAGTTCTACTAAGAATGGCAAATTTCTCTTCTCGGATGGCTGAGTCATTTTTGAATAATCCTATCAAAGAAAGCTCAAATCAAAAGTCCGCACCAATGAGTAGCCCAATCAAAAACCGATTCCTTCCTACGACAGGACGAGCATGTCGTTTTAATTATTCAAGAGCATAACGTAATTTGTGCACGAAAACAAGCCGCATTTTGGAAAAGCTAATTTAGCACTCACTTTTGCCGGAGGCGAGCATGGCCAAAGAAGAAATACCCACAATCTACCTAAGAATGGACATTACCAAGCTCAAACAGGGCAGTGATTCAGCCGAGCAGCACCTGCAGAAGGTAAAGACGGCCGCCCAAGAGACAAACGAGGAACTCAATAAGATAAAAAAGAGCCTGGAATGGAAAAACACAGATGTGACCGTCCCCAAATGGCTCACGGTCGTAAGCAAGTACGCGGGATTTGCGAGCTTTATACCTCTACCTCGTCCTCTCAGTCTAGCTTTAATGACGCTTGGAGCTGGTAGTGACATTTATAAATCATCTGTAAAGCTCTATGAAGGGATATATAACCTGAGTCATCGCACACTAGCCGAACAGGCCGACTACTGGGCATGGATGGCTCGAAACGCCCAGACCGCAATCGAGGCCAACAAGAAGGCGCTCAATAAACCGGATATAGACGACGCTGAGCGACAAGTGCGGCTTGCGAATACCGCAAAGCTGGAAAAAAATCGAGAACAATACGTGGGCTATGCCGCGAACATGTACCAGACCTTGCAGGGCGTGGGCATAGCTGTTCCGCGCGAGGCAGCGGCGATCATCAAGGAAGCGGCGGCAATAAGGAGCAAACCGAAGCCGGTCGAGGCGACAACCGGGGCTCCCCCCGCCTCCCCTACCCCCCAGCCCCAAAGCGATAAAGCCGGCAGAGGCGCGGACGCGGTCTCGGCCAATATCGCCTATGGCCGGAAGATGCTGGATGAAATCGAGCAGGAAAAAATGCGGGGGCTGGCTCAAAATGCGACCGGCATGGCCACGGCCTTTGAAGACCTGGATCTCTTCAACCGCATTTTCGCTCCCAAAGAGGGCGACGAATTCAACCTGACCCGCGACTATCAGGCATGGGCCGAGCAGGCGGGCAGGGAGTTCGCCGAGACGTTCCAGGGCTATGTCGAAACC